CATGCAAGTCGCGAAGGATGTCAAAGATATTTCTATGCGCTTCGTTGTTTTGGATCTTATCTGCGTGATCCTTAAACATCTTACGCATATGATCTACCTTCTGCTGTGCAGAAAGAGGATTCTTCTTATGATCCTGAGACCTTGAAGGGTAGATACGATAGTTACCAGAGTCACCACCATGCGCCTTGACTGCATCAAGAAGTTTGCCATGCCCAGCATGAGGAGGGTTGAATCTCCCGAATGTGATAGCAACATGCTTGTCGTCTATCTTATCCGATGCTTTGCGCTGACCTTTTGGTGAGGTTGCAGGTTTCGCCGTCTTCTTAGCGGCTTCTGCTGCTTCCCTGATGAATTGAATGAATCTCATTTACCCCAGTCTTTTGCTACGGTGAAGTTTGCTCTAGAGAACTCTAGTCTATCAACGAGTTTAAGTGCTGTGCCATCTTTGATGGCCACAAATCCTTCTGGACTTGTCGCTTTGTAACCATTCTCGTCTTCTAGGAAGGTGCCAATACCTTCAATCTTCTTCAGTTTATTTATCACTTGCTCTTTTGCAGCAATCAGATCTTTGAAACCTGTAAATGCTGATTTCATAACAGATGTGTTACTATTTAGGTATTTAATTGCGTTGGTCTTACGTTTAGTCCACTCTTGCTGTGACTTCTCAGTCTTTTTCTTAGCGATCTCTGCATCATATTTGTCATTTACAAACTTGATATACCCATTAGCAATGCCTGTAGCGTCAGGAATCACACCACCACGGATGACTTGGTTGAAGTAGATCTTGAAGAGAGCAGGAGGTGCGAATGACTGTGGTCCTTGTGCCCTTTGAATCTCATTAAGAAACCTGCTGCCAGTGCGAAGGTTTCTTTTTGCTTTAGCGATAGTCATATTGATATTGGTGATCTCACCAGCGGAGAGGTTAGCAATACCATTTACATTTTGAAACTCAGATGAGAAGACTGCGACATCTGCAACACCCTGCAGACCAGATACATCAGCACCAAATCCTGCTGTCATATCAGCAACACTGCTACCTCTGTAAGTGGTGTGGAAGACAATACCAAGATTAGATGCTCCCACTTTGCTACCCATCTCTGTGTTTTTCTCCACACAGTATGTGATGGTGTTGGGTTTGAATTTATAACAACTCTTACCACCCATGACTACGACAGGTGGAGTCTTTGTATACAACAAGTCACCTTGGACCACACCTTCAATGGGAAGTTTCTTCAACTCTTTGAGGCACTGCTTCAGGATACCAGCGATTGCACCAGTAGGATAGTAATAATCAATCAACTCATCGTTGTAGCAAATCTTAGGCTCAGTCTTATTGAAGACTGACTTAGTGCCTACGAAAAACTCACCATTCTTAGGGTCAGTGCCACAGATAATAGCAGGAGCACCGTCCCACTTGACAGTTACCTTAGTGCTGCTACCACCGTGACCAGTGGTAAGCATGTCACGCAAGGACTCAAGGAAGTTGATAGCGTTGGTAGCGCCAGCATATCCTTGATTGAAGATGTCGTCCTCTAGGTGCTCTAGGTGTGTGTTTTTGCTCATGGTTTTATTATAGGACAGAATAAAGCGGTGGCTGGGTGCGAGTGGACACTTTAGGCACTGGCGTAGCGACCGATCAGGGTGCCTAGGTAGCGACCCTTCTCAACATAGTTTCTAAAGTATGGTGCTCCCTTGATATTCTCAACCTTGACTCTAAGAATCAAGAGTTGCTGTGTGGTTTCACCTTTCTTATGTATTGTAATGATAGGTAATGCACCACCAGATCCCATACCTTTCTTATATTCAACGTCCCATTCCTGATTGACAATTACGTTTGCAAGATTACCGAAGTTATATACCCTTGCATCACCTCTATTCAGTTGGACCAACTCAACATGCTCTTCATTTGATGTTGCATAGTGATCAATCGCTCTACCAAGTTGGGTCATCATTCCCATTGCATCATCACTATTCAGTTTACTCTGCACAACATCTGCAACATAATCATACAACATGTTGACGGCACCAAAGGTGTCATGCTCAATCTCTTTTAATTTATTGTATGCATCCTTCTTAGATGAAACATCAATGCCAAACAATTTCTCCCAATACTCTTTGTATCCTGGTTTGTTACCAACCTTCTCAAAGAGAGTGCCACCCTGTTGACCAAACTGTTTAACATCACCTGCCTTCAGTGATACTTTGATATCAACATCCTGCATCACATTCTTATCATCTGTGATTTTTACTAGGACATCAACCTTTGTTGTCTGCTGTCCACCTAAACCATCAGCGATAACTTCTATCTTGTCGTATCTACCATTTTCATATACTAACTTCGCCCACTTGGTTACCTTCTCATCGTTAGCATACTTCACAGCAGCATCAGCATACTCCTTCAGTGCAGACTCAGACTTACTATCCAAAAGGAATGACATGTTTGCTGAAGCAAGAGCAATGTACAACTTGACATCATCCTTTACATCGGTATCTTTATTGGGTGCCTTGTAAGTTTGCTGTGCTACCTTTCCCTTATTCCTAGATGTAGGTGATGGTAGTCCATGAAGCAGAGTAAACACATCACTTGTGTTGACTTTAGTATTTCTATTCAAAAATCTACAGGCAACAGCAGCAGCAAATACACCCTCTGCAACGTCACCCATGTTGGCAGAGACCTTGGGTTTCTTCATCTGACCGAAGACATACATCTTCCCATTTGCTGCTTTGAATGGGACAGCACATGCCTGCTTCTTCTTATTCTGTTTAGCGAACTTCAAAAACTCCTCTAGTGCATCAGTGTCACTAGAGGAAGTTGTGGTTGATGCAACATTAAAATCCCCACCCTGAAATAACTCAACAATGGCAGGTATATATTTTGCTACATCATTACTACCAGTATTTAAGTTGGCAGTTGACTGAGATATTTCCATCAGGCAGAAGACTTCTACCTAACTATTTAGATCAGTCCTTTTGATAACAATAAAAGCATCCTTGTTGCACTTCTTGGTGCCCTTCTTAGGAGACCACTTAGTGCCATGCCCATCGATTTCATATGTCTGACACCCTGCGGTGCAGATTTCATACTCAGCGCCTGCTTCCCAACCTAACTCGTCGAAAGCTTCCTGCAATTCCAACATTAACAACATACCTTCACTGCATTTACGTTTACTAAAAAGTGGATCCCTTGACCAAGACAAGGGCATTAGATGTCCCCTGCCTTGCGGTTTTCAGATCTCTCAACTTCAAACAATCCTTCAGGATAACGTGCTGCAAGTTTGAGAGTATTGAGGTAGATAACCTCATCAAGACGGACACCCAGTGCCATTGCTGCTTGTGCAACATACCACATCACATCACCCAACTCTTTTTGCAGGTGCTCTTTGGTTTTCTCGTCGTATGGTTTACCTTGAAACTTCAGTTTCTTAACGATCTCCATAAACTCACCTGCCTCAGCAGACATACCAGATGCTGCAGTGTCAAGACGCTCAATCTTACAACCTGCATCATGCAACTCACGATAGCGAGCAATCAGAGTGTTGAAATCCTTACTAGGATCACTGGTAACCTTGTCAACAAACTCAGTGTATGCATCAAGGTCAACCTCAAACTTTTCAGGCTCTTTACCTTTCTTCTTCTTAGACTCTTTAGTCTTTTCCTCCATCATCTTACGCGCTTCAGGTGCACGGAAACGCTCATCCTCTAGGAATTCTTCAGGAGTTTTAGGCATGTCAGATGCCATTGACTGTGCATCTTCCTGCATGTTATCAACCTTATCGCGAGCAGCAGAATTCATTCTCTCTGCAGCATCGTCAATACCTTTAGGTCCGTCTTTACCAAACTTAGGTGCGCTCATACTTTTAATTCTTGAAATGATGTTTTTGGTTTCTTGTCAAAGGAAGACTCAATGTCTCCAGCGTCGATGATATCATCTTGTGCTGACTGCTCACAATCATACAACCTCATCTTCGCTCTGTCAATCCCAACAACAAACCTTTTGTTTACTGTAGGATCATTATATCTATTTTTCAACTGTTTGACCATGATCTGATTCAGTTGCTCCATCTCTTCAGTAGAGATCAAAGCAATCATCAAGTCAGCAGTTGCTGGCAAACCGAATGATTCACTGGTGTCAGTCAACTCAACGTCAGAGTTACCATAACCATTACGAGTGGTCTGTGTAGCACTAACAACAGGGACATTATATTCACCTGCCATACCACGCAACTCTTCAGCGATTGCTTTCACATATGTGTAAGAGTTTACGATGGTGCCCTTGTAACGAGATGATGCACAGATGTTGAGGTAATCAACAAAGATGATGTCAGGATCAAATCCTTTCTTCATGCTCAACTCATTCAAGAGTGCCTTAAAGTGACCCACATGCGCTGATGCTGTGGGGTATTCTTTAATGACCAGACGACCTTGTGTCTTATGCTTCAACTTATCCATAGCAGAAGTATATTTCTGCTTGGAATACATTGGATCACTCAGCGTTTGGATGTTGATGTCGAGAAGGTTTGCGTCAATTCGCTCAGCAATCTTCTCCTCTGCCATTTCCATTGTAATGTAGAGGACGTTGCGCCCCTGCAAGAGCGAGGCACTAGCCATGTGGCACATGAATAGAGATTTGCCGACGCCTGTACCAGCAAGAGCGATGTTGAGAGTCTTATTACTGAGACCACCTTTTGTGATCTTGTTGAGATAAGAGATATCGAAGGGAATCTTTTCTTCCTTTCGGTGATAGTAGTCATAGCGGTCTGAATAGTCCTCAATGTAATCGTGACCAACGGTGTCATCGAAGCATACAGCAAGTGCTTCCTGCATGATGGAAGGAATAGCATCCTTAGAGCGTGTCTGATCCTGACCATCAGCAATCTTTACAGACTCCATGAGTGCCAGATAAATCGCTCTTTCCTTACACCACTTCTCAGTGGTATTAAGCAACCAATCTTCGTTGTAAGTTGTTTCGTCTAGGTTGTCGAGAAAGGATACGACCTCCCTATAGATTTCATCAGTAATATCACGACGCTTTTCTACTTCCAACTTCAGAGCATTAGGCTCTGGGTTGACAGTATATTCTTTCACATACTCATCAAACGTATTGAATAGGATACGATTGGGGAGTGTATCAAAGTATTCATCTTTGATGAAAGGAAGGACCTTTCTAGTGTATTCATAATCAAGAATGAGTTTACTAAGAGTAATCTCTTCAATGCTGTAAGTCATGTATAGTGAAGATAAGTGCCTACGATATACTTGTTGTTACTGATAGGTGGAAGTCCTGCATGAGGATACTGCCACGTTGGAGGAAAGATAAGCACACTACCTGCTTTAGGTTTCACGCTATAGTCTAACTCAGTAAAGACGGTTTCACCACCCTCTTCCACATCATTCAAATAGAAAAATAAGACCAAGAATCTGCGAGCGGAATCATGGTCACCGACATCAATGTGTCGATCAAACCTATCCTCTCCACCGACCCTGTATCTTTTCATACGGATCTGCTCTAGAGCATGATTAGGTGGCCAAAAGTTAGAGCACCCTAGATCGTGCATGTATTTCTCTGCTGCTAGTTTAACACCAGAGACCAATCCATTGTGTATCTTTTGCCACACAGGATCCTTACGAGATCCTTCTGCTTCCAGCGATATATTTAGGTGAGTAAAGTGTGGTCTACCTTCATTGTGAAAGTTTTCCTGTGCTACTGGATCTTCTTCAAACTTTTTGATGGCATTGCGACAGAAGTTTTCATCCAAGACCCCATCATAGACCTTGATAAAACCCTTCAGATCAGCTTCCATATCTAAACTCCTTCGCTGCTGCTTCGTCTAATGCTTGCATTACTTCTGGCGTGAAATATTTGTCAGGATTGGCAAGAATAGCAGAAGGATAAACGGAAGATTCAC